CCAGAACCCCATACAGCGCGTCGTCCCCAGCCACCGTCGTGAAGTGCAACGGGAGCTTCGTATCCGCAGAACTCAGTACCGCTTCAGACATACCGCCGAGGTCTGCCATCGCGGGCCAGTCCAGCCGCCCTTGATAGTTATCTACCTCAGTGGCATACACCGGATTCGTGTTACCAGAGTTGTCATTCAAGACACCTGTCGGCGTCACGTTCGTGAGGTACATGGTCATGACTGGCACGATGTTCGTGTCATCACAGGCCACCATTGCCTTCACAATCTTGCCGCCTGCACCAGCTTCTGGAACGACCGCATCGAACGTCCACGCCGTGCCAGAACCAGCACTCTCAGAGAAGACGTCTTCATCGGTATAGGCGGTCGTGTTAGCGGGCCGCGTCTTCTCGACGCTGACCTCTATCGTCTTTCGGTGGAGGCTTTGCGATTTGATTGCCATCGGCTACTCCTCCGCTTCTGCTTCCGCTTCCTCTTCAGCCGCATCCTCTGATACTGCCTCTTCAGCAGCTTCTTCGGCAGCTTCTTCCACAACCTCTTCCGCAGGTGCTGCCGCAGCTTCCTCAGCTACCTCTTCAACGACAGGTTCTGGCAGAGCTTCCGGTGCTCCATTGGCTGCTCGCGATGCTGCCTTCGCCGCCCTTGCGGCATCCATAGCAGCGAGAGCCCCTGGCTTCGCCTCGTCCCATGAACTCAATACTCGTGCCATGACTAAGCCTCCAGATTGACCTGGCAGAAGGTCAGCTTGCGAATCGTCATCACGTTCGCCACTGCCTCGCCAGTCAAGAATTCAAGGGACAACCGTAGCTCCTCATCATTGGGGAGGTTGGTGGTTGCTGTCTGGGTGGAAGTTAGTGAGCCGTCCACGTAGGAGTAGAGCGACTCAGCCGCGCCGTCCCAGACGAACTCAAGGTCAACAACCGTGTCATCAGCCAGCGTGCCGACATCTTCGGTTAGCGTCTCTGTGGAGTCCTTCTCAACCAGGAAGTCGAGTCCGGAATCACCATCAACGCTCTGGTATCCGATGCGGTCAGTAACTCCGCCAAGGATTGCCGTGTCTGTGATGGCGAACCCAGCAAAGAAATCAGTCTGGTCGACGTCGTCGATAGACATCTTGATTCGGAAGTACACCCAGTTCCCAGAGTCGAGCTTGATGCTTTCGCCTAGTAGCTGGTAGCTCCCGCCGTCGTTCTCGTTAGCTGCGCACGTGATAGTCGATGCGCCACGCTCAGTGTTGGACGCTGTCCATTCGGTGGTGCCTGACCCAGCCTCTACAACGGTTGCCGTGTAGCCTAGCGGGTCGGTCGCATCCACCTGGCAGTCGTGATGCTGAAGGTCGTAGAACTGCACGTTCTCGCCGATGGCATTCACGATTCGGTGGCGGTGCGTCTGGTAGAAGAGCAGAGCGCCATTCTTATATTCAGAGTGCAAACTTGTTGCCACGTCGAAGCTCCTTGCTTCGCCCCTTGGGGCGACGTGTCTACTTGGTAACTACTAGCTTCTTGGGGAACCCGCCGTACCGCCAAGGAACCTTCCCTGGCAGAACACGCTCCCTCTCACGCCCGGTGTGACGGCAGACAGACCACCCCGTACCGGAGCAGGCTGCGCTGCCGCACACTGAGCAAATCGTCGCGTCTCGCAGCACTATGTAATCGCTGCCGCTGGCGGGTCTTGTGGGTATTTAGGCCCAAGCAAGACCGTCACGATTGCGCCGTCCACCGGGTCATTGGCTGACTCAGTAGCCTTGAGTCGAACGTACTTGTTCGTCCCGCTCAACTCTGAGTCCCTGATGAAAACCTTGTACGCCTGATTCGCACCAGCCGTGGTCGTGAATCCGGATGAGGTAGCCGCTGTCCGGCTGCCCCATGTGTTGCCGCTGGTCATCTCTTGGTAGTCGAAGGCGACTGCCGTTGCCGTCGTTGGGGTCGTGTCGTCACAACTCTCAACGGTGATGACTGCGGTTCCAGTTGCACCAGCCGACTTCTCGATGATGAACAGAGCCTCGGTGTAGCTCTCCAGCGACACGATGTCAGTGGTTGGCGTGCCGTTGAAGATGTCCTCGTGTGCGGTAATCGTGTTGTGAACAACATTGACAACCGATGCTTCAGAAAAAGCCATTTCGTTCCTCCTTGCCTTTCTTCTTACGACCTGGTCGCCAAGGCAACAGCCGGTGAAACCGTGTTGCTGCCGTTGCGTGGGGTCAATGCAGAGTCGAGCCACATGCGCCCGTCGAGGCGCTCACTGAACAGGAACACCGTCTCCATCGTGGTGAACCGCACATGCGGGGACGCCGACGTGGTGAGTGCTTGCCTGTCGCCGATGAGGTAGTAGCTCAGGTCAACGAACATCAGGTCACCAACGGTTCCCAGTGTCTGGGCCTTTTCGGTGAAGATTATGGGCCGACCGTAGATGCTGTTCGGAGGCCCGCCAGCTACATTGCTGACCCATACTGGGCCACCGCCCGTGCCAACCGCCTGCGATAGCGAGGCCAGTTGTGGGAAGGTGTCGTTGTGCGCAATCCATACGCTGTTGCCAAGGGAGGACGGGAGCATCCGGCTGTACATCTTGTCGAGGTTTTCCTTGACGATGGTCGTGGCTGCTTGTCCCGTTTCCTTCGCAACGCTGATGAGGCAGTCGGAGTTCAGGATGCCCTGTGGCTGACCTGCACCCGTGCCGTTGATAAATGCGACGTCCTCGAAGTAGGCGATAGCCTGTCCGAAGAGTCGGCTGAGTAGCGTGTCTACCGCGATGGCGCTGTCCTGCACCAGTTCGTTGGAGATAACGCTGTAACCCGTGAGCTTCTTAGCATCCAGCACAACCTGGCCAAACGCTGGTTGGTTGCTCGCGCTAGAAACATCCTCGCCCTCAGAACCCCAAGAAGCGGAGACACCGCCGAAGAGGTTGCTTGCGTGGGACGTGTCGCGGATTGACGGGATTCGCAGTGTGTTGGATGCCATCGGCATCGTGAACGCACGAGGTCGAATCACGCTCTGTTCAATCGGAATCTGCATCAGGTCTGGTCGGAATTCCTCCGGCACCAGGAAGCCACCAGTGTCACCGAAGTTCTCACCAAGGTTCCTTGTGTGCATCAGTCTGGGGTCGATACCGAAGCCGTTGCCAGCTTCGAAGACCTTCTGGAAATACTCACCACGGCTCTTCCATTTGCCGTCCTCAGACGCGCCGGGTGCTTCAGCGTTGTAGTCGCCGATATCCGGGAGCCTCTTGGCCCCGCTGCGGCTTAGCACGTCAGTGACGGCAGCCTTCACCGCTGAGCCAGTCTTGGCTTCGATTTGAGCATTGAGCAAATCCTCAAGCTCTGCCTGCGTTTCGGGCATTCCATCTCTCATGCCTGTTCCTCCTCAAGTGCTTCTTCTGCGGCAGCAACTGCCACCGCGTATGGGTCGAACTCAGAATCTTCTGAAGATGCCTCTCTGGCTTCCGGTTCGTCCCCATCGCCGTAGTCATCCTCGTCCGTTTCCTCGTCTTCTGAATCAATGTCGTCGTCGAGTTCACGACGTCGCTTATCTCCGCCCGCCTTGTCGTCGTCCATATCGGCGGCATCGGCTTGAAGTTCGAGGACGCGCTCTGCTATGGCGGTGATGTCCTCATCACTGAGTCCAGCAGCCCGCTGTTCGTCTTCAGGTTCATCCTCTGCCAGTCGTTCCTCCACTATCTCCGCCAAGGCAGGATGGAGGTTTGGACTCTTGGCTATGCGCTGCAACGCATCAGGGTTGCTTGGGACGGTCACCGCTGAAACCTCCAGCAGTTCCTGGCCCTTGAACTCCATGCCCTGCGAACCGAACGGGTCGTCCTTCTGGAGCGGTGCAGCCTTTTCCATATCCGGCACGAAGCCGACACTGAATGCCAGTGCCTTCTCCTTGGCTAGCTGGAAGGCCCAGTCCGCCTCATCGTTGCCCTTGCCTATGAAGAACCGTGCGACCCCGCGCATCTGCGTCCCGTCCACTTCCATGGATTCCCACTCGCCAATCTGTGAACGAAGGGAGTGGTAGTCATGGCTTGCGAGTAGAACGGGGTGACGCATGAAGTTGTCGAGGTTCCAGCCCTCTGCTCGTATCACGTCGCCGTCCCTGTCCCTCGACTCAGACGAGACGATAGCTGAGACACGGCCCTTGGCCTCGTCAATGACCTTCATCTGATTGGGTCGGTAGACCTTAGTGCGTAGCATCTTTCCTCCAACAAAAAACAGCCCGACCAAGCAACGTCCGGTTGGTGTTGCAAGTCGGGCCTCTAGTGCCGCACGGTGGGCATGGGTTCACACTGGAACGCTAGCCGCCGTTATTCAGTTGTCGCTGCATAGTAGCGATACGAAGACGATTGGTCAACGACGTCAGGTACTAGCCATCCATGGCATTCTGAAAGAGGGGCGGGCCGCATGGCCCGCCTCTTTCTATGTCTCCGACTTGGCACTCCCGCGACCGTTGCCCTTGAAGATGCCCAAGGACTTGCCCAGAGATGTCCACTCAATGGTGGTTATCTTCCCGTCCTTGAGCGTCTCTGCGAACTTCAGCGCAGCCGCCTCCCGCTCTTGCTTGGTATCCAGCGAAGCCAGAATCCGCTGGCCTAGCTGAACGCACAACCGAACCTCCGACGGTAGCAACCTAAGAATCAGACTGGTCATGATGTACCTCCCATTCATGCTTGCAACGTCTACACCTGATTAGTGTGCCGACGAGAACGTTCTCGCCGTTCTTGCGATTACACATTGGGCAGCGGACTGAGGCTTGTATCAGTGGCACGTCGCCCGTCTCAACTTCTTCAGAGATAGGAGTGTCGCGATAGATGACCGTGCAGCGACAATTCACGTGGCCTGGGATGGTGTCTTCACCACTTTGGAATGCGTCCTCTATGGCAATCCAACCTTGCGCGGCATTGGCTGCGCATATCTCCGGGTTCACGAATTGGTCGCCTTGGGTCACCCAGCGCTTCTCGTTGCGACCCTCTGACTTGGCCACAGTCTTCTGGCCCTGACCAAGAGCCGTTGCCGTCTCTGTCCTGGCTATCCTTCTGGCGCGAGCGGTGG